ACATATGGGAATGTCCAACTCAACAATGTACTAAAAAAGTTGTTATAAAGATGAAGGATATACTTGAACCTCGTTTGTTTCATTACTAATAATTACTAAGTGAGTAAACTATATGGAAATAATAAAAAGAAGTATAAATTTTATTTTGGCACTCATTCTTTCGGTGGTGCTATTACCAATCGCCGTGCTAATGTTCTTTTTTGAAGTTATGGCATCAGTAACACAAAAAATGTTTATAACACTACTTTCATCGTTTAAGTTTTTAACGAAATAATTTGCTCGATTTATTAAAAAGTAGTATAATACATGGTATGTTTACAAAAGAAGAACTTACTAATTTGAAGGCTTTAGCACTTGAATCTTCAATTAAAGCAAAAGATTCATTTGTAGTCGCGTTACTATTACAAAAACTAGACTCACTTCTTAAAGAAGAAGAAACTCCTAAAGAAGAACCTAAAGAGGAAACCAATGCCTAAAACACAAAAAACTGAAACAAAACGCTGGGGTAACATAATGCAAGAGAAAACAAATACAAATGTAAACCGCAAACTCCTCGGACGAACTAAGGTAAAGCAATTTAACACTGTAAAGACAACAAACTTCGACACTCAAAAAATGTCCGCTACAGGTACTATGTCAAAGACAGTCACCAACCGTAAAGGACAAGTTATTAAGTCAAACACAAAAGCACTTTCTCCTCGTAAAATCATTAACCGAGGGTACTAAACAGGTATGAAAAAGCAAGTCAATTTATCAGTAAAACGAGGTGACTGGTATTTATCATTTAATTAAAGAATAGTATAAAAAAAGATTGATATGGTACAGGCATTGTTGGTATTTATAGCTATCTGTTGGGTTGCTGGTGTGATACTTTTAATAAAAGGTCATCGACCCAACAAAAAACCCTCTGATATGATGTCAGATATAATCACCGAGATGAAAAAATGAAGGGCTTAGTAGGATTAGTATTCATAACGCTTTTACTTCCTTTGTTCATTTTAGATAATCTAATGGTATCTATAAAATCCACTCGTATATATAAAAAACAACCGTATCGTTCCGTTCTTATTGTTTTATTGTATATATGGGTAATACCAGAGATTTTAATTATTAACACACTCTCTTCCCTTGTAGAGAATAACCACTAGCACCATGGAAATAACACCATACGAAAAAAACGCAAAAAAGCATCCCAAAAAACAGATAGAGCAAGTAGCAAACTCTATTAAGGAATTTGGAATGAACCAGCAAATTGTTGTAGACAAGCAGGGTGTGATTATTGTTGGACACGGAAGATACGAAGCACTCAAAAGCCTCGGTATGGAAGTCACACCAGACATGGTAAAAGTAGTTGACCTCACGGAAGAACAAGCAAAGGCATATAGACTAGCCGACAACAAGCTTAATGAAAGCGACTGGGAAATGTCACTGGTTATAGAGGAGTTGAAAGGACTTACTCCAGATCTACTAGACCTCACAGGCTTTGATAAAGATTTGATAATAGAGGCAGATGAAAAAGATGACGAAGTACCAGAGACACCAGAAGAACCTAAGAGTAAACTAGGAGATTTATACGAATTAGGGGGACATAGAGTGCTTTGTGGGGATAGTACGAAGATAGAGGATGTGGAGAGGCTTATGGATGGTAAGAAAGCGGATATGGTTTTCACTGACCCTCCGTATGGAGTTGATTATGATGGAGGACACGCAGAAAAAGGAAAGAGAAGGGATAAATTAGAAAACGATGATGAGACTGATATGTATTCAGGTTCTCTACCTCTTGCTTATGCGTATACAACAGACTCAGCACCAGTTTACCTATGGTTTGCTGACAGGTTTGCCAAAGATGTACTTAATGCTTTAGAAGCTAATAGTTATCAAGTGCGTACATGGATTATATGGAACAAGAATATGGCACAGTTTGGAGCTATAGGAGCACAATATAAGACTAAACATGAACCAGTTATATATGCTTTCAAGAAAGGTAAAGCACCGACTTGGAACGGTCCTACTAACGAGGTAACTGTGTGGGATGTAGATAGGCACTCAAAGAATGAATTTCACCCTACTCAGAAGCCAGTAGCTCTATCAGAAAGGGCAATACTTAACCATATAGGAACAGAAGGAATAGTCTTAGACCTTTTCTTAGGAAGTGGAGCTACTCTTATTGGAGCAAACAAAACAGGTAGAATATGCTACGGTATGGAACTAGACCCTAAGTACATTGACGTAATAGTCCAACGTTATGTAGACTACACAGGCAACGAAGAAATAATTAAGAACGGAGTAAAAGAAACATGGAACAAAACAGCGACAAAATCAGCGTAAGACCACAAAATAAGAATTTGAAGCCCCCTTTTAAAGAAGGTGAGAGTGGCAATCCTAATGGTAGACCTAAAGGACAACGCAACTATGCGACTATTCGTGCTGAAGCTATAAAAGCTATTGGACTACAAAACGGAAAGACACCAGAACAGATAGAAGAAATGCTTTTAGCGAAAGGAATATCAGAAGCGTTGAAAGGGGATTATCGTTACTATAAGGACGAACTAGACAGAACGCATGGTCAGGCTAAGCAACCAGTAGAACACAGTGGAAGTGTTGAAGTAGTTACTCTTTCACAGGAAGAGAAGGAAGCACTTTTAGCTTTGATAAAATGATATGTCAGGAGTAAAAGGGCAAGGAAAAGGTAGAAAACTTTCACTAGAACATTCTAAAAAGATTTCAGAGGCACTTAGAGGCAGGGTTTTTTCAGACGAATGGAAAAGGAAAATAGGAGGAAAAAGTAAAGGAAAACAACAATGAATAAAGAGAAACTAAAAAACGCATTAAGTATTATGATAAATGGTACAAAGGCAGAGCGAGCTTTTTTATCGAGTAATTCTTTTATATTGTTTTGCACTTACTATTTTAAAGAATACTTTCGATATTCTTATGCCCCCTACCACTACGACTTCTTTCAAGATTGCCATGACCTAGCTGACAACAAGATACGCGAAGTAGCGTGGATAGCATTCCGTGAATCAGGCAAGACTAGCATTGCTAAACTCTTTGTTATCTGGCTCATAGCAACAAATCGACGCAGATACATAAACGTAGACTCATTCGATAAAGAAAACGCTGAACGTATCCTCTTTGACGTGGCGTATGAAATGACAAACAACAAGCGTTTACAGGCTGATTTTGGGGTTCTCTTCTCAAAAGAGCGTGGCATAGCTGATATTAAACAGAACCGTATTAACAACTTCGTTTGTGAGAACGGTGTGCGTGTAGAAGCCCACAGTACGCAAGAGTCAGTCCGAGGACGACTTCACTTAAACCAACGTCCTGACGCACTTATACTTGACGATATAGAAACCAACAAGACACGAGACTCGCAAGCATATACCAAGCAGGTTGCCGATCACATCAGTGAAGCAATGGCTGGTATGTCACCTGAAGGATTCATGCTGTATCTTGGTAACTTCATCACGGAATACGGGAACATCAACCATATCTTTGAACGAGCCAAGACGGATACAGATATTCGAGTGCGTAACATACCTGTAATCATCAACGGAGAGCCTGCATGGAGCGCAAAATACGCTATGACAGACGCAGAAGCCGAGGAGATGGGAAAAGTATCAATCGAAGACAAACAACGTCAGCTAGGCTCACAGGTGTTCTCTTACGAAATGATGAACCAACCTATTGACGACTCTATTGCGGAGTTCAAGAAGGAGTGGATACAACGTGCGACTGAAAAGGATTTTGAACATTTAAACATACTCACGTTTATTGCTATTGACCCTGCCGTATCTCAAAAGGAAAGTGCCGACTTCACAGGTATCACTATTGACCGCGTATCTCAAGAAGGCAAACGGTATGTCACTGCCTACAAACTCAAACTAAACACCGCCGAGCTTATTGAACATATCTTTTACCTCTTTGACGCTTACAGCCCAGATATACTTGGTATGGAAGAGACGGCATTTACGCTAGCAATCAAGCCATTCTTTGAAGAAGAGATGCGAAAGCGTGGCAAATTCCTTTCTATCAGACCTTTGAAGCACGGTGGAGTTAAGAAAGAGACACGAATAAGAGGACTAATACCACTTATGGAAAGCAAATCAGTATTCTTTGTTGGAGATTGCAGTGCGCTTGAAGAAGAAATGCGTGTGTTCCCTCGTGGACAACACGACGACGTGCTCGATTCATTCCAATATGCTGAACAAATTGCATACAAACCCTTCGCTGATAATGCTTTTGATGACTTTGAAGAAGAACCACTACTATATCCAAGCATCGGACTTTGATTTAAATAATAAAAGTTGTATAATATATCCATTATAAATACATTTTAGGAGTTGGGAGCCCCTAAATGGCAATAAATTACGAAAAAAGACAAGCAATCATAAGCCAAGCACTCCAAGAACTTCAATTTGCTCGTGAATACAAGCAAGGAAAGGTTACAAACTGGAAAATAAATGAAGATTTATATTACGGACGCAAAGTAAACCAAGAATTTGCTCGTGCAAACGTAGACTTAGGACAAATGTCATCGTTTGTTCACACACTTTTGTCTAAAATTGACAATCCTTTGGTATTTAAGTTCGTTAAAAGAAAGGAAGCACAGCTCAAGCGTGTAAAATATCTCAACGCGCTCCGTGCTATCGACCAGCAAAACAACGACTGGGATATTAAAGACATTGCAGGAAAGAAACAAGCCCTCATTTACGGACGGGCTATTTACTCGTACACAGCAGAATCGTTTGACGGTTACAAAGCACGCCTTGATAACATCGACGTATACGACTTCCTTATTGACCCAAGTGCAGGAGGTATTGATATTGAACGTGCGATGTACATGGGACGCTACGGTGTAGTAAAGACCAAGTCTGAAATCAAGAAAGGAATGAAGGACGGAATCTACCTCAAGACCGAAGGTGCAAGGCTCCTTGAAGGTAGTGGAAACTCTACAGAAATGCCCCAAGAAGAAGTAAACAAACAGAACCGAACCTACGATACTGACGTATGGAAACAGCAGAAAGACATTGGAAATCCTGACAAATATAAGTTCTGGGAATGGTACACAACATATGAAGGTGAACGCTACTACCTTCTCATGACTGAATCTGGTGCAACAGCACTTCGTGTTGAACCTCTCACAGACCTCTTTGAGTCAAACCTGTTCCCGTTTTGGACGTGGGCTGCGTTCCCTGACCTAACCGAGTTTTGGACTCCTTCATACTGTGACTATGTCCGTGAAATCTTCATGGCTCAAGCAATCTCAATCAACCAAATGCTTGATAACGCAGAACAGGTAAACAAACCTCTCAAGCTCGTGAACGTAGGTGCTGTAAAGAACCTTGCAGAGCTTAAATACCGCCGTGACGGGTTCATTAAGGTAAAAGACGGTATAGACCTCAATCAAGCCGTACAGACGCTTGTAACGCCTTCTATCGACACCCCTATTTCAGTGTTTAACGTCCTCGATAGTATTCAAGAAAAAGCATCAGGTGTGACCGCAGGAGCGAAAGGTGTCTCAGACGAAGACAAGGTAGGTATTTACGAAGGTAACCAAGCAAATGCCGCTGATCGCTTTGGATTCCTCAACAAATCGTACTCATTCGGGTACAAACGTTTCTCAAAACTTTACGAGTGTGGAGTCAAAGAACACCTCGTGAAGAAAGTAGCAGTAGATATTCTCGGACCAAACGGTGTGGAAGTTGTAGAAGTCTCTCGCCGTGACATTTTCCGTAAAGGTGATGAGTTCGGCTGTATGGTTGAGTCATCAAATGCAGAAACAGCACTCTCAGAGACAGAAAAAAGAACAAAGATTGCGTTCCTTAACAACCAATCAGCAAACCCTATCCAAAACCCTCAGAAAGCATACGAAATCCAAGCTTCTATCGCTGGATTTGAAGAAGATACAATCCGCCAGCTTCTCGATACATCTGACTACGGAAGTGCCGAGCTTATGAGTGAAGCTGAACGTGATATTGAAGCATTGCTCGATGGTGAAAAGATACCACCAAACGAAGCAGCTAACACCGCATACAAACAAAGATTTGTAGACTACCTCAAAGACAACAAAGAAAAGATAACGTATGAGCAATTTGTTATGTTATCTGATTACGTGTTGAGCCTTGAAGCAGTGATTACCAGAAACATGGTTGCACAGGCGAATGACATTCTGTTTAGACAACAAATGGAACAAGTCACACAACCTATGCAACCAGAAGGACAGTTCGCACCAAATCAAATTGATGTGAACAAGACAGAAGATATTACAAATAGTAACGGGGAAGTAGCCCCAGAGTTGTAGGATGGAATATACAATAAAAAACATTTCCCTCGATGTAGAAAATCTCGATGAATTACAGTTCCCACATATTAAAGACCGTACCATTCAAAAGCACGGTGACGTTGTTGAGTTTACCTTTAGGGAGGTTGAGTCTGATATGGACCGCTTCGGAAAGCTAAAAACAGAGCTTGAAGCGTACCTCAAACACGAAAGCGCAGCTATTGAAAACATTGAGCATTTCCACCCGTTTGTTAAGGAAGTTTCAGAAGAACAGCTATCAGTATACGCGACATACCACAAGTATAAGGCTGGCTACAAGGCACACGAAAGCAAACTAGCGGAAGTAGACGAAGCAATTAAAAAACTCGGGGAGGAAATGGAAGATATGAAGACACAAATCCCTGAGCTTAACGTTGTAGAAGAAGAACTAAAAGATGAAAAAAACAACTAAACAACTTGAAAAGGAAGAAATAGAAGCCGACCTCAAAGAAATCAGCAAGATTTCAGTTATTGGTGAGACAGAAGGCGGACAAGTCCTGTTGAAAAGCCTCCTCACTGATATTGCGACTGGTGTAAATACCATTTGCCATAGACACAGCACAATGACAGTACAAGAGTTTGTTTC